AAAGTTACAGTAAATGGCGATAACTCTTGATGCTACTGTTGGCGGTGCAAGTGCCAATACTTACATCACCCTTGATGATGCAAACGCTATCATCGAAGGTTTTGTTCTAAGTGATGACAATGCCGCTTGGGATAATTCAACTACTGATAATAAAAACAGGGCATTATTTACGGCAGCCCAGAGAATAGATAGAGAAAAATTTTTAGGGGCAAGGGTAGCTGATACACAGGCTCTTGAATGGCCAAGATCAGGAGTAAGGAAACCTGACACATATACAAACCTTTATGGCTTAAGTTTTCCAAATAGATTAGTTGCTGATTATTATACCGATACAGAGATTCCAGATAGAGTAAAAAAGGCTCAAGTAGTTTTAGCTGTATATTTAAATAATAATAGAAATGGTTTAGAGCTTAGTGGGTTGGAAGATTTTGCGGCTGTAAGTATTGGAAATATTAACGTTACCCCTAGATTCTTTGGGGCTGTGGGCATAGATAGGATTCCGCCAATCGTTGACCACTATCTGATGGGCATTAGAATAGGCGGAAGAGCAAACTTATCTATCAAGAGGTCTTAAATGTACGGCTACGATTACCCAGCAGCAATAATCATTACTAACACTGCAACCCATACAGGCAGATTTGGTAAAGTTCACGCTTTAAAAGATTCGGAGGCTACTTTTGTGGCTGAGAACATTACAGAGAATGGATCTGCAACTATTAATGGTATTGAAATGAAAGCTTCAACTGAGGTTTGCGGTGTTATTACAAGTATTACGCTTGCAAGTGGACAAGTTATTGCATATAGATTATGAGTCTTGCAAATGCACTAAAGAAAGCGGCTAGTGCTTCATTAAAAAAGCTTGGCGGTGATGTAACTATCAGGCAAGTAACGGCTGGAAGTTATAACACCACAACAGGAGCTATAAGTGAATCAACATCTGACACAACTATCAAAGGTGCGTTAACAAATGTAAACAGATCCGAGGTAAACGATCTGATTGAATCACAGGATAAAAGACTAACAATATCAGCAGGGGATTTGACCTTTGTTCCAACCACAAAAGATAGGGTTGTTATAAGCAGTGTTGAGTTTAAAATTATTCAGGTAATTACAAATGAACAGAATAATACACCAATAAGTTTTGATCTGATCTTGAGGTAAAGATGACAAGACAAATAAGACTTGATCAAATAGATGATTTTTTTGAAGAATTAGTGGTTGATCTTGTATCGTCTACTACTTTGGAGTGGACTAGAAGAGTGAAAAAAGCAACACCAGTTAGAGTTGTATATAAAGGCGAACCAAAGGGAGGAGGTCAGCTAAGAGCAGCATGGCAAACAGATATCAAAAAGTTTCAAGGAACAGTAACTAATAATCTTCCTTATGCAGAACCTGTATGCTTTGGTGTAAACCTACCGCCGTCATGGGGTGGAGTTTATAGAACTAGACAAAAAACTGTTGCTGGTTTTCCAGAACTTATTGGAAAAGAACTTGAACAATATGTAATGAAACAACTAAGGAGGGGTATTTAATGGCTGCAATAGATTTAAATACAGTTAGATCCACAATAGAGGCTAGGTTAGCCACAGAGCTTGCTTCAAGCCCAGCAATCCCTGTTGTATTCAATAATATGACCTTTGATTCAACAACGGAAGATACTTTTGTTCAATGTGTTACTAGCTTTGGTGCAAACGAATATCTTACTCAAGGTGACTCAAGCACTGCCACAAACAATGTTGTTGGTTTGGTGATATTAAATATTTTCACGGAAGAAGGTATCGGAGCAGGGTCAAATTACACGATTGGCAAGAGGCTTAGAGACTTATACAATAGAGTGACAGTATCAAATGTAATATTTGATTCTCCTGTTGGTCCTGAAATACTTACATCAAGTCCAGAAGGTAAGTTTCAAACACAAATCAGAATTACATTTGAAATTTTTGAGGATCTTTAAATGGAAATTACAAAAGAAATGCTTGATGCCATAGAAGCTGTTAAGGGTAGAAGAGAGCCTCAGTATTGGGATAATCAATGCAGACGTTATATGGAAAAACAACAGGCAAATAAAAAGGCTGTAAAAAAGTCAGAAAAAGGTTAATATATTTATAAATCTTTTTTTTAATTGTTATGGCAAAGGTAAAAGGTGATGTTGGTCAAGTCAAATTTGATGATGGTGGTTCTTCAGTAAACCCTGTGCTAGGTACAAGATCTTGGTCTATGTCTATTACAAAAGATACACAAGAAACAACGGTGCAAGGTGACACTTTTAAATCTTTTGTTGGTGGACTTATCGAAGGAGAGGGTTCTGCTGAGTTAGTTTATGATGATTCAGCATCTGGTGAAACTGCAACTTTTGTTGATGGTATATTAACAACGGGTGATCTTGGAGCAGCAGCCTTTGAACTCTTTCCAGATAGCTCAAGTGCCACAAAGAAAATTTCTTTCAATGGAATTATTACAAGTTTTGAGCAAAGTTCAACTTTAGGTGACGTTAATACAATAAGCATTACATTTAAACCAACTGGAACAATTACTTCAGCCATCTAATTATTAAAGTTATCAACCCCAACTTATGACAAATCAAAGAACCGCAGACCTTCTCATCGGTGCTTTTAAAGATGAGATGACAGCAAGACGCAAGTATGAATTGAAAGATTCATCAGGTAAAGTTTTAACTGTTTTATATTTTCCACCAATTACAAGATTTGACAGACAAAAGGCGCAGCAATTAGCTGGAACAGATGAAGCATTAACTGTTTCAACTCAGTTGCTCTGTAAGATGGCACAGAAAGAGGATGGCACCCCAGCTTTTGATATGTCAGATGCACCCATGCTTCAAAGGCAACTGCCTGAAAAAGTTTTAAATGAAATTGAATTATTTTTATTTGATATTCAACTTGATATTGATACAGCAAAAAAAGAATAAAAGGGGATAGTTGGTTAAACTTTGAATTTTTCCTAGCAACAGAACTTGGCAAGACATTAAATGAATTAAGAACTTCTATTTCAGAAGAGGAGTTGATATATTGGGCTGCATATTATGAAAATAAAACTGAAGAAGAAAAAAAAGCGATGCAACGACAAAAACACAATTCAAGGTAATATATAATAAAGGCTTTTTTTATTTGTGGCAGAGGCAGTCGTTAGGCTAAGAGTTGATGCTAGTGGTGCAACTAGAGCGTTAAATGGTGTCCAGAGTCAGACAAATAAATTACAATCAGCATTTGGTGGGTTAAAAACAGCATTAGGTGGAATCGGATTTACATTATTAGCAAAACAGGCAGTACAGACTTCAGCAAATTTTGAAAAGTTAAATGTAAGATTAGGACTTTTAACAAAGGCAAATGGAACTTTTGCCAAGTCACAGCAAATTGCGACTGAAGCACAGAAAGCATTTGGTTTAAGTGCTACAGAAGCTTTGGAGGGTATAACAGACATAACTGCAAGATTAGCCCCTTTAGGTGTCGGGGTTGAAGATATAAAATCCACATTCTTTGGTTTTAATACTGCTGCAAAACTAGCTGGGGCATCAGCAATTGAATCATCAAATGCTTTCAGACAATTAGCTCAGGCATTAGGTTCTGGAAGGTTAGCTGGTGATGAATTTAGGAGTATATCTGAACAGATACCAACATTACTTGCACCAATAGCAGAAGAACTTAATGTGCCAATCGGTAAATTAAAAGAACTGGCTGCCGAAGGAAAGTTAACAAGTGATGTTGTATTAAGAGCATTAAGAAAGATCGAAACTGATGGAGCAGCCTCATTAAAAGAATTAGTTGCTAATGATCCGACTCAAACCTTTAAAAATTTCGGTAATGCAGCAGAGGAACTATCAATAACAGTTGGTAATATGTTGAAGCCTGCGATCATGGGTGCAACAGTTGAAATCACAAAATTTATTACGGCATTAAATACATTTGTCACATCAGATGCTGGAAAGGCTGCAATATTGATAGCTGGAATTGCAACTGGCATAAAATTAGTGGCTGTTGCAATACCTGTGACAGTTGCAGCTTTAAAATCATTAGTTTTTTCAATTAATGCTGTAGGAGTTCAAAGTTTGATCGCTTCAGGTGGATTAACAGGTCTTAAAGCTGCTGCATTATTGGCGGCTGGAGGCATAGGAAAAACTACACTTGCTTTGGGTGCTTTGAAAATAGCTATGGCCACAACAGGAATTGGTTTACTTGCTGTTGGTGTTGGAGCATTGGCCACTGCATTTTTCAAGGCAAGAAGAGAAGCAAAAGAATTCCAAGATTTAATTAATGAAGGAAATCAAGAAGATGTCCAAGAGGCTTATGATAAGCAAACCGAAGCAGTGGAAAAATTAGAAGAAAGACTTGAAAAAGCCAGAGGAAATGCAAAAAGAGGAGCCAAAAGAGCATTAGAGGAAGCAGAGGCACAACAAAGAATGTTAGAGGGTAGATTAAAAACTCTTGAATCTGAGGAAAAAATTACAGAAGCCAAGAAAAAACAAAATGAAGAACATAAAAAGTCTGAAGAATTGATAAAAAAACAACAAACAGAAACAGATAAACTAAAAGAAAAAATGATGGCAGTCGGGGAAGAAATAGAAGGCAGCATCAAGAATAATTTAAGAGAGGCTATCACAGGCGCACAATCTTTTGGACAGGCGATGACCAATGTATTAAATAAAATCAGAGATAAAATTATTGATGCACAGATAGAAAAAATATTAGGTGGTTTTGGTGAAAACTTTGGAAAGTCGGCATCTGGTGGTAAAGGTAAAGGAATAGGTGGTTTCTTAGGTGGTATTTTGGGTGGTTTGTTTGCAAATGGTGGAAGGCCACCTGTGGGGAAGGCATCAATTGTTGGAGAGCGTGGCCCTGAAATATTTGTTCCCTCTGTTTCGGGTACAATTATTCCAAATAACCAAATCGGTGGAGGTGGCGGTGTTACAAATATGGTTACAGTTAACGTAGATGCCAGTGGCAGTTCTGTTCAAGGATCTACTACTGATGCACAGCAATTAGGCGAGGTTTTAGGTCAAGTTATTCAACAACAACTTATTAAAGAAAAACGTGCAGGAGGTTTATTAGCATAATGGCAACTTTTCCCTCAATTACCCCAGTTTACGGAACAACACAAACAGTAGAGCAAAAAAGCATAACCACAAAACTCGGTGATGGCTATGAGTTCAGAACTGTTTTTGGTTTACCCACTAATAAAAGACTACATATTATAAATTTAAGTTTTGCTATATCAGAAACAGATGCAGATACAATAGATACTTTTTTAAATGCTAGATTTGATGACCAAGCTTCTTTTGATTACACAATGACAGGAGAATCATCAGCTAGAAAATTCAAATGTACAAGCAGATCAAAAACAATTCCATATTTAAATAGAGTAAATATGAACTTAACATTTGAGGAGGTGGCAGAACCATAATGGTAATACCTACAAATGAATTACAAAAAATAAATCCATCAGCAATTATTGAATTGTTTGAATTACAATTATTTACCTCAATTCATGGGCAAGATACTTTATTTCGTTTTCATAGTGGATCTAATCAAAATAGCAATGGAGAAATAATTTGGGAAGGTAATACATATCAAAGGTTTCCAATTGAAGCCGAAGGCTTTGAATTTACTGGTAAAGGACAGATCCCAAGACCACAATTAACAATAAG